AGGGCGCAGGCGTCCGGCAGGGCGCGGGTGTACGACGAGGCGCGGGTGTACGACGGGGCGTGGGTGTACGGCGACGCGCAGGTGTCCGGCAGGGCGCGGGTGTACGGCAGGGCGCGGGCGTCCGGCAGGGCGCGGGTGTACGGCGACGCGCAGGTGTACGGCGACGCGCAGGTGTACGGCGACGCGCAGGTGTACGGCGACGCGCAGGTGTACGGCGACGCGCAGGTGTACGGCGAGGCGCGGGTGGAGTCGCGGACGCATTGGATCGCGGTCGGCCCGATCGGGTCCGAAGGCGTCACCGCGACGCTCGCGCGCACGGGGGACGCGCACGGGCACGTCCTCGTCGTGGGCTGCTGGACGGGGACTCTCGACACCCTCATGGCCGAGGTGAACCGCCGACGGAAGCTGTGGGGAGTGGACGACGCAACGCAGCGGTTGTGGACGGACCAGTACAAGGCGCTGCGCAAGCTCGGGCGCGTGACGGTCGCATCGTGGAGCGCGAACTCGACTACCGAGAAGAAGGAGGAACGATGACCGACATCGACGTGACCAAGATCCAGCCCGGAGACCAGGTGAAGCTCCAGGTCTTCCTGAACGATCTCGGCTGGACGAACGTCAAGGGCTGGCACACCGTGCGGCGCAACGCTCTCGGTGCGCTCCTCGCGAACGGACGTACCATCCTCCACGTCAACGGCCGGACCCCGCTCGGTGTTCGGGTCCGTGCCTTCCGGCCTGCACCCGAGATGGAGCAGAAGGTGCAGCCGGTGCCCATCCCGACCGAGCTCGGTACTCGCTTCACTGCCACCGTACGGGGCGAGCCGAACCACATCGTGTTCGTCATCGTGCAGTACGTGACTGCTTACCCGGCGGGCGGCACCATGTGGCACCGGCCTAGGGACATCACCAACATCACCTGCATCGAGAGGCCATGACACATGACTGACATCGACGTGAGCAAGATCAAGCCCGGCGACCTGGTGAAGATCGAGGTGTGCTGGGGCGCGAAGGCACTCTGGCTGAGCGCCAACGGTTGGCACAGGGTGACCGAGGAGGGGGGGTGTCTGCGCGCAGCGGACGTGGTGATTCGCAACATGGACGGGAGCGCTTCGAAGTCCAACCGCGTCCGCAAGCACAAGCCCGCCCCGCAGCCCATCCCGACCGAGCCTGGCACCCGCTTCCGGGCGACGGTGCTGGGCGTACCAGACCAGATCGTGACGGTGCTGGGGCGCACGCCCACCGGGGCGACCGGGCAAGGGAAGTCGGTGTACACCACGTCCCCGGACTACATCACGGCCCGCGCTGTGAAGGGGTGCTACCTGCACACCGCCGAGGACATCACCGGCGTGCACGACGTGGTGCTGCCATGAGCGTCCTAACGCACACGTCTGTCGTGGTGCTCCTGGTGGCCGCAGCGATCCTGGTGTCCGTGGCGCTGTACGGCGCGATCCTGGCGGACCGGCGGGCCGAGGAGCGCGACGGCGCGATGGACGCGCTGGGCATGGTCCTGGCAACGATCGGTTGGGCAGACCGCACATTCGTCGTAGAGGCGTCGACCGTCGCCTGGTGGTACGAGAACGAGCTCGAGGCGCACATCAAGCTGGGACCCGACGGCGAGCTCGTCGTGTGGGTCGACGACGAGGAGGAGGACTAGGTCATGGTGTTCATCACGTTGACGCAGCGGACGCTCGGGACGAGCCTCCCGGTCACCATCGACGCGTCGAAGATCGTCGCGGTCCGCGCGGTCCCGGCGCGCAACCGGGCGAACGAGGTCATCCCCGGCGCGTTCGACGGGTCGATCGTCGACCTCGACGCGTCGGTCGACCCGGTCCTGGTCACGGAGACTCCGTCTCACGTTCTCGAGCTGATCGAGGACGCGGAGCGAATGATCCGTCGCCTGGCTCAGGCAGCGGCCGCAGCGGTCCGATGAGTAGCTGCGGCTGGTGCTTGACCGGCCACCACTGGGAGTGCAACGACATGGTGCACGGGCATCCCTGCTCGTGCACACGGTGCAAGGAGGAGGGGAACATGATCTCTGACGCGTGGAAGGTGCTCGACGGGTACGTCGAGCACATCGACGAGGACGGCATGAAGGAGCGCGCCCGTGGTGGCGCCGAGGTCCTGTCGACGATCCTGGCAGTGGAGCCGTCCACGATCTCGAAGGAGTGCGGGCGCCGCGCGGCGCTGCGCAGGCAGGGGCAGGTGCCGGCGCAGATGTCGAGCGCCGAGCTGCGCGGGAAGTACGAACCGCTGCGCGGCAGCGGCGTCACCCTCGTCGCCGGCCTCCCGACGAACGGAGACGCAGCATGATCGACGTGTTCCTGACGCACCGGGGGTGGGTGCGTACTAAGGGGTGGCGCCGGGTGGAGATCCGCGCCACCGGCGAGGTCGACCAGCTCGACCAGGAGGCCCCGTGATCCGCTACGTCGCACTCGTCGCAGGAGTCGTGCTTCTGACCACCGCGGGCGCAGTGGCGCGGGTCAGGCCGCCGGCAGGCCTACCGCCCGGAGGCAGGGTGGTGTACGTCGTGACGTCGTGGGAGGAGTACACGCGCGCGATGCAGGAGCTCGCACGGGAGCTCGTGATGCCCTCGCCCGCTCGGGTCGTCCTCGCGCGAGTGCTGTTCGCGACGGGCGTCGCGTGCATCGTGGGCTTCATCTGCTGGGAGGTGGTGTTGTGACCGACATGATCGACCGTCTGGCGCTCGAGGTGTCGTGCCCGACGTGCGGCGTCGAAGCTCACGTCGCCTGCGAAGGTGGCGTGATACACCCGGCTCGACGCCCGCACGAGGTCGTCGAACACCCTGGGCAGCGCAAGCCCAGGGTGCAGCCGCGGCGCACCTGCGAGATCGCGCATGCGGGCAAGCGGATGTTCTCGTCGCGCGGCAAGGCGGAGGCGGCGCTGCGGCGCATCCGGAAGATGGGCGAGCGCCACGAGCAGGGCAAGCCGGTGCGCCCGTACCGCTGTGCGATCTGCGGGAAGTGGGCACTCACCTCGAGGCCGATGTGATACGGGTCACTTACCACCAGCGCGCTTCTGACGGGCGGTGGTTCGCCAGGCTCGAGGGTGTCGACCGGTACACCGGGGAGCCCTACGTCTACTGGCGTCCGCACTATCCGCCGGTGGCGCGGTCGACGTATGCCCGCGACTGGGAGGGGTTCGAGCGGGAGACGCGGCGCAAGTATCACCTGCCGACCCCCGACGACCTGCCGCGACCGCAGCTCCCGGCGCGCCCGGCGTCGTTCGACGAGCAGTGGGTGGTCCGGAAGATGACGAACGCGGCGGACGCGTTGCGCGGCGCCGGGTTCGAGGTGGACCTGCAGGCCGCGGTCGACCCGTCAGGGGTGCGTCGGGTCGCGTTGCGTGGCGTGATGAAGCCGCGGCTGGCTGTCGTGCTGTTCTGGTGGTGGCGTCCCGCGGGGATGTCGAAGATGCGGGGGCAGGATGTGTGGAGGGAGGGCGAATGGGTGAACGACGACGCCTACGTCAGGGCCGCGGCCGGCATGCCGGTGCGGACGGGGCGCACGAGCCACACGGAAGCGCTTCGCTCGATGACGGTCTGAGCGAGCTGTGGAACGACCTGACTCGGCTCTACGAGCCGCTGGCCGAGCTCCCGGCGCGACTGATCGGCGGGCCGCATCACGGGCGGATGATGCACCACCTGCCCGCGGGGGATGTGCTGTACGTCGGGTTCCTCGACCGTGGCGATCGACGCACCGTGGCGTACGCCCGCACGCACCTGTCGGACGCCGGTCACTGCTGGGTCTACGTGTTCGTTCCGGGACTGCGATGAGCGGCGGGTGGGCCGGGTCGGACCGGCGCGACCGCCTGCCCCCCGACTGGTCGGCGATCCGGGCGGCGGTGCTGCGCCGCGACGGGTACCGGTGCACCCGTCAGACGGTGCTGGGGCGGTGCTTGGGGACGGCGACGCAGGTCGATCACATGGTGCGTGGGGACGATCACCGCATGGAGAACCTGACGTCGCTGTGCGGGCCGCACCACGCGGAGAAGTCGTCCCGCGAGGGGAACGAGGCGAAGGCAGCGGCGGCGGCTGCGCGTCGGCGCCCGTACCCGCGTGAGCCGTGGCGGCTGCGGTGAGCGGCGTGGTGTCGCGCGCGATGACGCAGTGGAGGGTGTGCCGCGACGCGTACGAGGTGTTCCGTGAGGCGCAGTACGGACGTGCGATCGACGAGTGCGACGGGGTGCTGCTGAACCGCCGGGGACGGCGGGCCGGGGTGTCGTCGTTCTCGCTGTTCATGGGACCGGCGACACGGACACGCGCGTACGCGTCGGAGGAGCTGCTGGCGTTCTGGTCGCGTGACCCGCGAGTGACGTTCGAGGAGTTCGAGGCGTCCTGGCCGTACGAGGTCTAGTCGTCCTGCAGGCCACGCTCGAGCGCCTCGCGGATGACCTCGGAGTGCGACACGTGCCGGGCTGCGGCGATCTGCGCGATCCGCTCGTTCATCTGTGTGCTGATGACGATGGACTTGTTGATCGGGTACTGGCCGTATCCGGGCTGCAGCGGCATCTCGTCTCCTTAGTCGGATCTTGCTAACTTGTTGTGAGGAGTGTAGCGTCCCAGGGCATCGAAAGGAGAGTCGGATGAACAAGGTCGAGGAGTTCCGCGCCCGCATGGCCGCGAAGTCCCAGCGCGCCCGGTACTTCGCCGAGCTGGACGCCGCCGCGACGCAGTCGCAGATCGAGGCGCGCAGCCGCCCGCGCAAGCCCGCCGCCACGAAGGCACCCCGGACGCCGGAAAGGCCGCCAGGGGGGCGCTCTCCGGCTCCTGCGGGGGCACTCACGACCCGCGGCACCCCCCGGGTGCGCACCCTCCCGTCAGGAGCGGACGCCCCGCGGCCCTGCAGCGCCGGATGCGGCCGGCTCGTGCGCCCACTGCACACCTCGATCGAGGACTTCCCCGGCACCCTGCGCCAGCACGCCGCCGGGTACTGCGCCACCTGCTACCGCAACGGGCGCACCAGGTGATCCCCGTCCCGACGGCATGGTGGGCCGTCAGCCCTGACTCCTACATCGCCGATGCGAATGGCAAGGTCTGGTACGTCCGGACCAAGCACTGGGCGCCACCGATCCCAGCAGGCGCCACCCGCATGGACGCCCGTGTCGCGGGGATCGACGGGGACGACCCGCACCGCGCCACCCTGGTCGGCCCCGCCGGAGAGGAGGCCAAGGTCGAGCTCCCCGGCAGCAAGGTGGTCGACCTGATGGTCCCGACCGACCAGGAGGCTGTCGCGATGATCGAGTCACGGCTCGGTAAGGTCCGCATCTTGAAGATCGAGCCGAACCCGCCGCCCGGGCGCCGCAACACCCCCGCGCTGCGTGCCGGGCTCGCCCTGCACCTGATCCACTTCCACGCCGTACCCCTGCAGCCGTCAGCCGACAAGGGCAACGGCACCCTGCAGGACCTCATCGAGCTGCACGTCCTCGGTCACGCGCGACCGTGGGACGTCCGGCTCAGACATGTACATGCCGGGTGGCCCCGGTAGACCCACGAAGGAGCACTCGAGATGAAGCCCCTGACCATACGCGTCACGGCGCACTACCCCCGCGGCGTGACGCGAAGCCACTTCAAGACGCTCGACGACCTCGGGCCGATGCCCTCGATCGTCCGCCGCGACACGCTCGAGCACGAGCTCTGCGCCCTGCTCGAGTCCATCGACCCCGGCCGGGGCGCCACACTGACGGCCATCCGCGCGGAGGTCTCCGACGCCGCCATCGAGGTGCACTTCACCACAGCCGTGAGCATGAGCGACGTCACGACGGCGGCGAACGCGATCCTCGTCCTCGGACAGGGGGACGCGTCGTGAGGTACCCCGCTCCCCTGTCCGAGCTCGGCGTCGGCGACCTGGTCGTCGGACGCCCCGTCGTCGCTCGCGGCCCCTCGAGCGATGCCCCGTACCGGGTCATGGTCCTGTGGGACGAGGACGGTACGCGGATCTCCCTGCCGGTGTTCGAGTTCCCGATCGCGTTCCGCTTCGCGCACCACCTGGCCCGCATGCACGCCGCCGGCGTCGACGTCGACACGGCCTACCAGCAGGTGACGCCGTGGTGACCGTCGGCGAGCTGCTCTCGCCGCCCGACCCGCGTGATGGCGCCGGTGTCCCCCGCAACCACAACGGGTGGCCGATGATCCGTCCGCTGCCCGGCGAGGGGCACCTGGCGTACAAGTCCGGGGTGAACGCTGGTCTCGTGCCGTACTTCCGATCGTCGTACTACGGCGGGGAGATCGAGGACAAGCACGCCCTTGTGGCGTGGCAGAAGCGCCAGGTCGCACGCGGCGTGTTCCTGGGGTTTCAGCGCGGCACGCTGCGCAACGGGCCGAACGGCGGCGCGCCGTACAACCCGGAGATCGAGCCCGGCGAGAGTCGCGAGAAGAAGGCGTGGGACGCGGTCGCCGAGAGGGCCGAGGAGGAGGTCGGCTCGTACCGCTGGGCGAAGCTCGGGACGGCAATCCACCACGCCACCGAGCTCGTCGACCTGGGCGGCGACCTGTCCGACCTGTCCCCGGAGGTCCGCGAGCGCGCCGATGCGTACTGGCAGGCGAGGAAGCGCTGGGGGTGGACGCCGACAAGTGTCGAGACGTTCGGCGTCGAGGACACCAACCACGTCGCAGGCACGTGGGACCGCACGATGTGGTTCTGCGGAAGGCACACCATCGGAGACGTCAAGACTTCCGGCTCGATGGACTTCGCCGGGATCGGGTTCGCCGTTCAGCTTGCGGAGTACAGCCGGATGCGCGAGTACGACCCGGAGACCGGGGAGCGTCGTGATCGCGAGATCCCCGTCGACCTTGAGGTCGGGTGGATCATTCACGTGGACCGCAATCCTGGCGGACCCGTCGAGCTGCATCGCGTGGACATCGCGGAGGGCTGGCGGTTCGCATCGCTCGTCGCCCAGGTGCTCGAGGCGCGCAGCGTCGGCCGCAAGGCGATCGGCAAGCACCTCGATCCCGATCTGGCGACCCTCACCCGGTGCACGACGCGGGCGCAGCTCACCGAGGTGATGAGCACGAACCCGATCTCGCCCGAGATGCGGGAGGTCGCGAACGAGATGTGGAGGTTGCTGCGATGACCGAGTTCGAGATCGAGCTACGGGCGATGAGCACCGCGGAGCTCCGGGAGTGCTTCACCGCGCGACCCGACATGGACGCGGACGCCCTGTTCGCCGAGGTGACGCGGCGGGGGAAGGTCGAGGGGTTCGACGAGGTCGCCCGCTGGGCGTCACACCCTCACCCCGTGGGCGATCCGTTGGATCTGTCGCCTTCGCAGCGTGAGGTGTGGCACAAGGGTTACCGGTACGCGATGAACGACGTCGCGCAGCACTGGAACATGCGCAGCTACGACGCCCTGGGGGTGGACAAGTGGTGGTGACACCGTTCGTCCGCGAGGACTTCGCCGGACCCGGGGGATGGGACGAGGGCGCCCGCCTGCTCGGCCTGCCGGGGGTGATCGCAGGCGTCGAGTACGCGGGACCAAGGGACCCGTCGGTGGCGGCGCGCGTCGCCGTCGCGGCCGGGCATAAGCGGTGGGTGGCGGACGTGCAGTCCGCCGCGGTGCGGGACTATGCGTGGCCGTCGATGTCCGGGTACATCGCGTCACCTCCGTGCCAGACCTTCTCCACGGCGGGCAAGGGGGAGGGGCGCGCGCACCTCGAGGCGTTGGTCTCGGCGCTGAGCCTGGTGTACGACGGTGAGACGCCGGAGGATGCCGTCGCCGCGGTGCACGACGCGAAGCTCGACGTGCGTTCGGTGCTCGTGCTCGAGCCGATGCTGGTCATCCGGCGGCACCGCCCACGGTGGGTGGCGTTCGAGCAGGTGCCTGGCGTGCTGCCGATCTGGCAGGCGTACGCGACACTGCTGCGCGACCTCGGTTACAGCGTGTGGACGGACACGATGACCTCGGAGCGCTACGGGGTACCGCAGACGCGCAACCGGGCCATCCTGATCGCGTCGCTCGACCGTGAGGTCGGCGAGCCTGCCGCGACACACTCGAGGTACTACTCGCGTGATCCCGGGCGCATCGACCCGGGGGTGCCGCAGTGGGTGTCGATGGCGGAAGCGTTGACGTGGGGGATGACGGGTCGCCCGTACCCCACGATTAGCGTCGGCACGAAGGCGGGCGGTGCAGATTCGATGGCTCTCGGGGGGTCTCGGGCCAGGCAGATCGTCTACAACGCGCTCGAGGCCGGCGACTGGCTCCGGCACCCGGAGGGGGGGGCGCGGTTCAACGACCAGTCGGGCACGCCGTTCGACGAGCTGTGGCCCGAGAAGCGTCCGGCGACAGCGGTGGCCGGGAGGGGGATTGTCCAGAATCCCGGCGCTACGGCGAACCGCTTCAACAGGTCGACGAAGTCGCGCAACGACGGGGTCCGTGTGACCGTGCGGGAAGCGGGGGTGCTGCAGTCGTTCCGCGCCGACTACCCGTGGGAAGCAGCGGGGACGCGGACCGCGCAGTACCAGCGCGTGGGCGACGCGATCCCGCCGCTCATGGCTCGGGCGATCCTGTCGGAGGCGACGGGCATCCCTTTCGACCGAGTCCCGGTGGCGTCGAGCTAGCGCCGACGGGGCTCGTCGTGAGCACAGGGGTGAACATGCACACCCGTCGGCCCCGGCGCGTACCGGGACGAGATGGTCGCGGCGGGTCGCTGGCGCGAGATCTCGAAGATGCAGGAGCGGGCGTTGGCGGCGCCTGCGCCTACGGTGGACGGGAAGGTCGGCGGAGCCGGGAGCGCGGGAGTCGACAGTGCGGGGCTTGACAGGCCCCGACCTGAATCAGTAAGTTCCTAGCAAGTTCTCAACGAGAAGATCGGAGCAACAGATGACCGATGAGTGGGGAGCCCCCCCGCAGCAGCAGGACCCGTGGGCCGCGCAGCCCACGCAGGACCCGTGGGCCGGCCGGCAGGTGCCGCCGCAGGACGTGCCGAGCGTCGGCGACCTCCTGGCCGGTGGGTCCGGCCCCGGTGGCCCGGCGTTCAAGTTCGCGTGGGACGACCAGCGCAGCGTCGGCAACGCCGTCATCGGCCGCGTCCTCGGCGCCCGCCCGGTTCCCAAGACGGACCCCGGCGAGGCTACGCCGAAGCGTGACCGCAACGGCAAGGTGCTCTACCAGATCGCCGTCGCGGTCCAGACCGGCCTGCGCGGCTGGGCGGGGTGCAAGCCGCCGAAGCGGCAGCACCCGGACGGCACGGTGAGCCTCGCGAACCCGGCGGAGGACGACGGCGTCCGCACGCTGTACCTGTGGTACACGCTGCGCGACGCAGTCGCCGAGGCGATGACCAAGGCGGGCGCGAACCTCGCCGAGGGCATCCCGAACGACTCGATCATCGGGGTCAAGGTCATCGGCGCAGACCCGAACCCGAAGGGCGGCGAGAAGATCCGCCGCTACGAGGCGGTCTACTACGCGCCCGGCGCCGCCCCGGCGCAGATCGTCGCGCGCATCGACGCGGCGCCGCCGGTCCAGCAGCAGGCGCCGCCGGTCCAGCAGCCCGCTCCGCAGCAGGCGCCGCCGCAGTACGCGCCCGTCCAGCAGCAGCAGGCCTACTATGCGCCGCCCGCGCAGCAGGCGCCGCCGCAGGGCATCCCGAACGGCGCGGGCCAGGAGGAGCCGCCGTTCTGACCGATCCCCACGCCGGGGCGTCGACCCCTGGGCGCCCCGGCGTGGACCACCCGTAACCGACGACAGTGAGGAGCGCACCGACATGACCGATGAGAAGAAGTCCGCCCTGCAGGCCGTGAAGGCCGCGGAGCGGGCGTGGGAGTCCGCGGCCAAGAAGGCGTCCGCCAGCCGCGAGAAGTACCTCGAGCTGCAGCGCGACGCGAACGCCGCCGCGCGGGCGCTGGCCCACGCCCGGACGAACCCCGCCCTGTTCGACGACGACCCGACGTCGGTCGTCCTGCCCAGCGACATGCCCCCGGCGCCGCCGACGCCGAAGCTCGCCGTCGTCGAGGACGCCGGCGACACGCCGCCCGAGCCCGAGCCGTGGCAGGACGCCGACATCGACGCCGACACCCCCCCGTGGGAGGAGCCGGTCGCGGCACCCGAGCCCGAGGCGAAGCCGCGGACGCGTCGCGTCGGCCAGCGCCGCACCAAGGTCGAGCCGCCCACCCCCGAGCCGCTGTCGGCCCCGGAGCCGATCGCCACGCCCGCCTACGCGCCGGACGGGACGATCATCGACGAGACGTTCGACCAGCCGTTCTGACCGGCCCCACCGAGCCGCGTCGCCCCCGAGACTGCCCGAGAGGCTCGGGGGCGACGCTGTACCAGGAGGTAGCGATGTGGCAGGAGCGCGCAGCATGCCGCGGCGAGGACCCTGACGTGTTCTTCGCCGGGGACAACGAGCGCGGCCAGGATCGACGGAGCAGGTTCGTCGCCGCGAAGGCGATCTGCGCAAGGTGTCCGGTGATCGTGCAGTGCCGCATCGCCGGGCGGCAAGAGCGCTACGGCGTATGGGGTGGGGTCGACGAGTTCGAGCGGGAGGCGCAGCGACGATGACGACGCGAGTGTGCATCGAGGAGGGGTGCGAGATCCCGGCCGCCATCCGGTCCCAGCGGTGCGGCTGGCACCGGATGGCCCGTCTGCCCGTCGTCGAGCAGGACGCCGCGGCGCAGCGCCGTCGCGCCCGCAACGAAGCGCGCCCGGGCTACGTGTTCGTCGCCAGGCAGCGCGGCCAGGCGCCCGCAGGCACGAAGTGGTGCGCGGGCTGCCAGGGGCTCGTCCCGGACTGGTACTCGACGGGGACGTACTGCCGAGCTCACGCCCGCCTGGTTGGCCGCAGCGGCGCCGTCGCGCGTAAGTACGGCCTCACGGCGAAGGAGTACGACGACCTGCTCGAGCTGCAGGGCGGACGCTGCGCGATCTGCCGACGCCGACCCCGCAGCCGCGCGCTCGCCGTCGACCATGACCACCGGACCGGCCAGGTGCGCGGGCTGTGCTGCCAGCGCTGCAACCACGACCTGCTGGGCGCCGCGGGCGACGACGTCCAGATCCTTCGTTCGGCGGTGCGCTACCTCGAGACGCCGCCGACGTCGGGGCAGTGGGTTCCGCTGGACGCGCTGGTCGACGTCCCACCGCCGCCGTTCTAGACGACGGGAACGAGGCCGGCGCCGTTGACGACGTACATGTGCGCATCGACCAACTCGACGACCTCCCCGCCCACGACGCGGTACAGCGTCGGGAGCGCACCCGTCGGCTCCGGCGCACGCCCGATGGCGTAGAAGTCCGTGAGCACGACGAGAGCGCCGTCCTCGACGGGTGCCGAAGCGTCGACCGAAACACCGGTCAGGATGAACAGCGATGCGGGACCGGGTGACGCCTCGACGTACACCTCGGTGAGCGTGACTGAGGTGACCGCGGTGTACGCGGTCCCCTCGACACTGACGCCCGTCAGGACGACTGCTGCGGCCACGTCAGACCGCCGTCGCCTCGATGGTAATGCGGACCCCGGTGGCCCAGGAGGTGACCAGGGCGATGTCTCCGGACGGGAACGTCGCCGTCATCTCCCCCTCGGCATCGGGGATGGCGGGGATCACCTGAGTGGCTCGCAGCGCGGCCCCGTCGTAGAGCTTGACGGTCACCGACCCCGACGTCGCCCCGGACTTGTAGCCGCGCAGTCGCACGACGAACGGCTGGCCCGCCGCGGGCGGGGTGATCGGCTGCAGGATGCCGTCGATCAGTGCGCCCGACGGGTTGTTCGGGCTGGTGACGTACGTCGCGGACGAGTTGTCGGCGAGGACCGCCTGCACGGTTCCCCCGGTTGCCGTCCAGCCGGTCGACGAGGTGACGGTCGCGATGCGACGCCGCGACGTGGCCGTGACGATGACGTCGTCGGACGAGGAGCCGGAGCCGTCGGTGACGGTGCACCGCAGCCCGTAGGTTCCCGGGGCTGATGGCGTGAACGTCGTGCTCGCCGAGCTCGCCGACCCGAAGGTGCCGGTCCCGCCGGACACGATGGTCCATGCGTACGTCTTGCTGCCGGATCCACCGGTCGCGGTCGCGGTGACCGTCGTGGACCCACTGGCGTCGATCGTCTGATCGGCTCCGGCGCTGACGACGAGAGGGGTGGTCGTCGTTTCCACGTCGAGGAAGTACGACGACGTGCCTGAAAATCCGGTCGGGTCGCCTGCAGTCTTCGTGGACTCGTCGAATCCGCCACCAGTGAGGGTGATCGCCCCCGTCGTCTTGGGGAGCTGCGTCGCTCCGTGCCCGTAGAACACGTTCCCCGCTCCGGTCGGGAACCATATCCCGACGCCGAACGCAGTGTTCGCGGCGACCGCATACGGGGTGTCGAGGGTGAACTCGGCCCATCCGAGCGCGGACGGCAGGGTGACGGTCTTCGACTGTGCGATCGACCCCGCGCCAGTCCACACGTACACGTCGACGCTGCGCCCGAACATCTCGGTCGCGGTGACGTAGTAGCGAATCTTCTGGACGGTGACGTCGACGGTGGCGATGACCCCGTGCTTGAGTGCGAGCGGCGGGCCTGACAGGTTGTCGGGGGTGGTGACCGTAGGTGCCCCGGTGCCGTAGACGTTGGCCATGGTGGATGCTCCTCTAGGGTGCCGGGATCGTGGAAAGGACGGTCCCGCTCGAGTTGACCAGGACGTTGGGGCGCAACGTCCCCCAGGTCAGGTTACTGGACGGGATGACCGCGCGGGCGACCGCGCCGAACACCCACGACCCGTTGAGGATCTCGCACCCCTGCACGTCGTAGGTCGCGTTCTCGTAGCAGCGCAGGACGTACCCGCCGCCGGCGCACCAGTTGTCGTGCCAGGTCTGCAGCCCCGACGCCCCGTCCGCGCAGAACAGCGCCGCGTTCGGAGCCCCGGTTCCGTTGGTGGGTCGGCAGTCGATGTTGCAGCGCACGATCGTGACGGGTCCGTTGCCGCCGACGTTCTGCGTCCCGTCGTTGTGGTCGGCGGAGTCCTGGCCCTCGACGCGGATGAAGCACTCGGTGAGGGTCACGTTGCCGTTCGTCTTGGCGCCGTCAGAGTTACCGCCCACTCGGCAGCGGTAGGCGGTGTAGTCGCCGAAGTGAATGCCGTCGTCCCCCGCGCTCCCCGGGGTGTCGATGGTGCACCACTCGAGCGCGAACGGGCGGTGTACTCCGGCGTAGTATCCGGACACCCCCTGGTCGAACTTGCACGCGCGGATGGTGACTCCGGTGCGGTCGATGATGAGCCCGCCCTTGAACCATCGGCGGGTGATCGTACCGCCGTCGGCGACGAAGTCCGACAGGGACACCAGCGAGTTGTGCACGGTGAGGTCGCTGTCGGTGACGTATCGACCGAGCGTCGAATCGTAGAACGCGGTGTGCCCGGTGTTCGCGACTGTGATCTCCCGACCGTGCGCCACTGCGCCGGAGGGCTCGGCGATCGTCGTCACCGAGATCGTCGCGTGCGGGCCGGGCGCGCCGTCGTCGTCGATCGCCCACACGGCGAAGGAGTAGGAGCTCTCCGGCGTGAGCCCGGTCGCCGTGTAGGTCGTCCCAGTCGCGGCGACGGACGCCGCACCGTCGCGCGAGACGCGATACTGCGCGATCGTCCCGTCGGGGTCGATCGCCGCACCCCAGGTCAGGGTGACGCTCGAGGATGTTGCCTCGGCAGCGAGGGAGCCGACGGGGCCGGGCGCCACGTTCTCCGGCGGGGCGACGCTGCCGATCCCCCACAGCGGGACCAGCGCGTGTCCGCGCACCCGGTAGACACGGTTCGAGCTCATGCCGTAGGCACCCACACCACGAGGTCGCCGTCGCGCGCGTCGTTCGGCGGGAGCGTCGGCTCCACGGGGCTCTCGATGAGATGCCAGGTCGGCGCCTCGGTCGGATCGTCCTCCCCTGTGCCACCGATGGCTTCCTCGATGAGGGAGGGGAGGTCGTCACGGATCTGCTGGGCGGCGGCGGCGGCGGCGGCGGCCTGCTCGAGCACTCCGTCGACCGACGCGACGACGATCGCCGGACCGTCCGCCGACTTGAGGAACACGTAGGGCCGCTCCGCTTGAAACGCGGGGCTCGTAGCAAGAGGCGTGATGTCGATGGACGACAACGCGACCCCGGAGACCGGGTTGCGGATCGCGAGCGGCGTGCCGAACGTCTGACCCTCGCGCACCTCGTACGCCTGGCACGAGACGTCCGCGATGCGGTTTCCGTCGACGTCGATCGTCGACTGCGGCGGGAACGTGTACCAGGTCATCGCGTCAGCTCTCCTTGCCGGTGTACGCCTCGGGGATGCCCTTGGCGAGGATCGAGAAGTACGCCTGCAAGCCGTTCGTGACGGCCTGCCACGCGGCACCAGCCAGGCCGAGTCCGGCGGCAGCCAGGAACGACGACGTGAACGCGAACGCGAGGCCCGCGGGGACGAGGAACCCGTTCGCGAGGGACTGTGCGGCGGTGCGCAGGAACGCCCGCCGCGCCGCGGTCTGAACCGTGTCCGGCACGAGGTGCTCACCCATCAGTGCGCCTCGAAGTCGATGGTCGCCGTCACGTTCGACAGGGCAGCCTTCACAGCCTTCGCGATGGCCGCCGTGTCAGCGCCTGCGACCCCGGCCTTGACGAGCTCGGCGGCGAGCTTCTGCTCGTCGAGGACGTCAGCGACGCGTGCGGTGACGAGCGGGTCGAGGATCGCGACGAGCGCGTCACGCGACTGTCGGCCGCGCTTCGTCGACCCGCCTGCGGCCTCGGTCAGCAGCAGGTATGTGCCGTTGGCCGCGGCCTCGCGCACGCCCTCGAGATCGGTCTGGCTGAGCGGCATGTCGTCCTCCTCGGGGTGGAGCAGCGCGAGTGCGCGTGCGTAGATGTCGGGGATCTGGCGGATCTTCGCGTCGCCGGGGCAGCGCTTCCCGCGGGCGGTGGAGTAGTGCATGCCGCCGCCGCGCTGGGCGCGTCCGGCGAGCGGGGACGGCAGGGCGGGGAAGTTCCCGTCGATGCCGAGGCGGTGCCAGGACAGGCCGTGCGACGACGGTCCGACCTTCGCGTCGGTCGCGAGGTGCTCAGGCACCCCGTGGGTGGTGACGGCCCACGCGTAGAGGCGGGCGAGCGTCTCGACCTGGGCGGCCGTCCACGGTTCGGTGTCGGCGTTCTTGAGCCCGCCCTGCGTCTCGATGCTGATGGTCGCGTCGTTCCCGTCGAGGTCGGCCTCTGCCTGCCACGCGGTGTCGCGGTACTGCTCGACGGTCCCGTCGCGACGCACGTAGAAGTGCGAGCTCGCGCGGCCCTGGGCGTTGAAGAACGACCACAGGGAGACGGCCTCGGACACGGCGACGTGCAGGTTCACGCGGTTGAACGCGACCATCCGCAGGCTGGACGTGTATCGCTCGTCGATGGGCTTCCAGATCGCTCCGGGGTGACGGGCCACGATTACTCCTCGGGCAGAGACGGGCGCGCATCAAGCTGCTGACTGGCGGCAGTATACGCCCGGTTCGCCTCGGCGAGCTGGACGAGCGCGGTGTGCACCGCCTCGTTCGCGGCGACGAGCTGCGCCCCGAGGGCGGCGACCTGATCGCGTAGCGAGATGAGCTCGGACTGCTGCCCTGCGATCGTGTCGCCCTGCTCGCGGACCCGGGTCCGCAGCCCCATGATCTCGTTGTCCTTGTAGGCGAGCTCCTCTGACTTGCGATTCACCTCTGCGACGAGGCGGTCGTTCGTCGCGGCCATGAGCGAGATCGTCTTTTCCGCCCCGTTGATGATGAGCGAGTCGATCTCGGCAGGGAGCTTCGCCTGAGCGCGGGACTCCTCGCCCTCGATCTTGCGCGCCTGACGACGGGTCAGTAGGACCAGCGTCACCGCAGCGGACAGCCCGCCGCCGAGCACCCACTTGACCATCTCGGGAAACAGGGTGTCCCAGTCCATGCCGGTATCCCCCGTTCCCCTCGAGCGGCGTTGCCTATGGTAGCGACGTCAGGGGCGCGAGGCATTCAGCTCGCGCAGAGCCCTCAGTACCCGACGGTTCGTGTCGATCAGATCCCACGCGCGCATGACGTACCCCGCGGTGATCGCGAGCATCGCCGCCACCGTGAACGAGCGCCCGTCGAGCCGGATGCCGCCTTGAGCCAGCAGCACCATCGCGTAGGTCAGGGCACCCGTTGCGACGAGCACACACCCGACGGCCTGCGTCCCGCGCAGTGTCGCGAGAGTGCGCTGCGCGCGCACCGGAGGCAGACGGCGGGCTGCCCAGGGGCGCAGGAACAGGGCTGCGAGGACTCCGACGCCGCCGACGATGATGCACAGCTCCCACACCATGAGCAGCGCTTCGGCGAGGGCCTCGGACATCGAACCCGCGGCGGACACCTCGCCGAACACGGAGCCGAGACCGACGAGGATCATCGCGATCGAGATGCAGCTCTCGAACGGGAACACCCGGAACACCTGCACGGGGTTCGAGGGGATGCGGGTCATCATCACGTCTCCAACGCGATCCAGTGGACGGTGCGGACTCGGCCGGCCGCGGAGCCGATCAGCCACACGTCGAACGTGCCGTTGCTGCGCACTGCGGTGATCCACGGGACTACCCCGGAGAGGAACTCGAGGCCGTTCAGCGTGCACGCGACGTCGATCATTGCGCCGAGGCCGGTGTTCACGGTGACGGCCCCGCTGGTGGTCGCCTGCACGCGCCCGGAGGCGATGCCGAGAGCCTTGCGGGCGTTCGCCTTCGTCGTGGCCCCGGTGCCGCCGTTCGCGATGGGAACGGCGGCGGCCGTGCTCCCACCGAGGCCGAGCGAGCTGCGCAGGCTGTTGAGCGAGGTCGTACCGGTGCCGCCGTTCGCGACCGGGACCGGGCCGACGGTGCTACCGAGGCCCATGACCGAGCGCAGGCTGGCCGCGGTGTCCTGAGTGAACTCACGGCTCTCCGCCCACACGTTCGCCGTCAGCGTCCGGGTGTAGGTGACCCCGGGCAGGCGGAGCACTGTGCCGGCCGAGCCCGGGAGGTTGTCCTCGAAGATCCGCTTGGCGAGCTCGTGATTCGCATGGTAGACGCCCGCGCCACCGGCCCACAGCCGCAGATCGGCGTAAACCGCTGCGGCAGACTGCCCGGCGGTGACCTTGACGAGGGCGAGCGGCATGTCCTCGATCTGGTTGCCCGACGACCAGATCGTTCGCGATGGCAGCGTCGCGCTCGAGGAGGATCCCGTAATGACCTCGATCGAGGCCGTGTTCGTCTCCCAATTGACGCGTAGCACGACGAGGTCGTAGCGCGACCCGGAGGATACCGAGGCGAGGTTCTTCACGCTCGAGCCGGACTGTGTCGCGGTGACCCCGTAGACGTACCCGGAGCCTGCCGCGATCGTCACCGCACGGTCGCCAGAGCCCCCCGCGGTGACGCGCAGCGATCCGGAGCTGCCGACGCTGTATCGCGGCCCGAAGTATCGGGCCATGCCGACGAACCCGGCCTCGTCGACCGATCCGTCGAACCCGACTGCGGTGAATGCCATCTCACACCCTCTGCATCCTGTTCACGGCCCGGGAGAGCTTGGCGATGTAGCGACCGAGCAGCCTGTCCGGATCGTCGGACTTCTCCCCGACGCGGGGCTCGACGCGCCATCCGGCATCTCGAGTCCACGATAGCAGCGCCTCGGTGAGGACATCGGTGATCTGCTGTCCGGCGACTTCCACGGTCACCGTGTCGCCGACACGGACGTTGGTGCCGTAGCGGAACGCGGGGGTCTCGGCAAGGGTGACGGACAGCCCGTACTTCGTCGCACCATCGTCGAGGATCTCCTGGCCGCGGGCGTACAGCAGGTCCGGAATCTGGTCCTCGGTGACGTCGCGAGCATCCCGCCAGCGTTCGATGACGTGCCCGATCTCCATCTCCCGGGTGTAGTCAACGACGGTGCGCAGCGAGCGCAAGTAGCCCTCTCCGGGGCCGCCCACGACGACGCGGGTCGCGGTGGCGGCGGTCTGCGTCCATGACCAGTCGGTGACCACGCCACCGAGCTCGGTCAACGGGCGGGGGTACACGGCGCGCTCGTAGACGTCGAGCAGCAGCCCGCTGGTGCCGTTCTGCCGGACGCTGACCCCGATGCCCGCGGCGGACATGCCGCACCCGTCGACCACGGGAAACAGCTTGGTCCACAACGGCTCATAGCGCAGCACCCCGCGCACGTCGGACCCGCGGTGCTGGTTGGTCGCGACGGTGATCGGCATGCCCAGGCGTGTCACGGCGTTCGCGGTGACGGCCGTCTTGAGCACGGTCTCCGCGTCGTCCTCGAGCACCCACTGGACGGCGTTCCCTGCGCCCTGGTTCGTGATCGCGTTGGCCGGGATCACCCATCCGGAGACCTCGTCGAGGAAGGAGGCGTCGTCGGTCACGTCGAACTCGTAGAGCGCCTGCTGCGTCGTCCCGGTGGCGCGTCGCGCGGTGACGTAGCCCGACAGGATGTGCGCCTGGGAGTCGCTGCCGTCGGGGCGCCGGATCCACACACGCGCACCGTCGGCCATGAGCGGCTCGATCATCCGGTCGGTCGCCAGCACGCCGATCGTCGCCTTGCCGAACCCGACGCTGATGTCGCGCAGGTTGACCGTGACGAACTTCGGGGCGCCGATCTCGCCCTTGGCGGCGAACGTCTTGTCGTAGACCTTGATCTGGATAGGTGCGGCCACCGTTACCACGCTCGCAGGTAGAGGGGGGTGAGGCGGACGCTGGCACTTCCGCCGGTCCCGCTCATCTCGAGGCCGATCGACGACGTACCCCCGGCGGGTACGGCGCCCCAGGAGATCGCGCCGAGATCCTCGTAGCGGTCGTTCCCGTCAGAGTCGATGGCTGTGCGGTGGGCGGGGCGGTAGTCCAGCGTCAGGGACTTCCCTTCGGCGATCGAGAACGGAACCTCGATACGGCGCCCCGCGATCGTGACATCCGCCGTGGTGAACGGACCGATGAGCTGCACGATCGGCCACGCCTCCTCGTCCCCAGGGTTGGCGATGGACGCGCTCGCCAGCGTCGAACCTCGCGAGATGCGGATGATCGGGTCGCCCGGACTCGTCCCACCGTGGAACGACGCGGGCGTCGCCGAGGTGAAGTCGCGCCTGACTTCCTGCCCGACCCATAGCGGATCGTCGGCCTGCAGCGAGACCCCGTAGTTCGCCCACCCGTAGAACGTCGGGTCGGCGTCGGGCGCCCAGTCGCCGTCCCCGTTGAGACGCAGGACCAGCGAGCGCACGCTGACGCCGGGCACCTCCACCGTCCATACGCCGGTCCCCCGAGGGTGCAGCGAACGCCAGAACGCGCGGTCACGCTCGACCCACTCGCGGCTTGAGCCATCGTGGAACAAGTGCACCGGCCAGAACACCGACCGGGCGTCGTAGGTGGTGTCGCGATACACCGCGCCGTTCAGCGCGGGGCTCTGGTCGCGATAGTGCGTGATGCTCGGCATCCCCAGCCCGCGGACCTCCTGGCGAGTCAGGAACACCCCACCGTCGGGGTCGCTGAGCCGCCACACGCTGCCGTCGGTGCCGATCCACGTGATGCGCATGCGGTCCCAGCCGGGGATGACCGCCGGGTTCGGCGGGGGGCCGGCGGGAGCCGCGATGATGACGGGGGAGGCATAGGCAGGGCGGATGGTCGTCGCGACCTCGTCCCACTCTGCTTGGTGCTGAATGCTCTGGCTCTCGTCGGGCTCGCCGTCCCAGGTGTAAGCGAAGTCGTCGTCCCCCACGCTGCGCCCGCTGAACGGCGGGCCGGAGTAGACGCCCTCGACGAGGGTGAGGGTGTCCCACCAGATCGACTCGCCGACACCTCCGGGGCACGTCAAGACGATCTGGACGCCGTCAGTGGCGACGGAGAAGGTGAGCCGAACGATGGTCGTGCCCGCCTGGGCGTTCACCTGCGGTGACGATGCGGGCTGGCCGACGAGCGCGGCACGACGCCACGACGACTGGCTCGACTGCGGCGCCTGCTCGAGGTGGGCTCGAGCGACGAACGTGTACGTCTTGCCGACGTCAGCCTCGTCGAACTCGTGCACGACGACGTGAGCATCGTCATCGAGATCGTCGATCGCGTACAGGCGTAGCGATGCCTCCCCCTCGTCGGCCCAGCGCGTCGAGCGGATCGGCAGGATCGACGACGAGCTCGCCGTGACGCCCGCGACAAGCGGGGACGACATCTCGGAGGGGGACTCGTTCTCGTCGCCAGACCACTCGACGGTCGCGTCCGCGTCATCGACCCCGATCGCCGGGTCGAAGTACGGCAGTACGGCGGCGGTCGCCTCGACGAGCAACCCGGTGCCGTCCAGTGTAAGGCCCGCGGGGAAGTCGTCGTCCCCGGTGGCGGTGTCGACGGCAATGCACATCCGCGCCGCGCCGACGGGCGCGACGAAGGTTGCCGCGACGCGGGTCCACTCGTTCGGCTCGAGATCGACCGGCTCCCCGTCGTCGGAGCTGATGTAGGTACCCGTGGCATCGCGCCAGGAGATGCGGACCGCGACGTTCACCGCGGCGCTGGCGCGGACGTAGGCGGTCACGGTCCACGCGTCACCCGCGACGACGACGACCCCGTCGTCACCCGTGCCCGCTCCGGTACCGGTGCCACCCGTGTTCACGAACCCTGCGCCGTCGGTCGCGATCCCGCCGGCGGACCACGTCTTGCGCAGGTACGTCGTCAGGAACGACTCCGGAGCAACGCCGGGGCCGTCGCTCGCGGCGGTGACGAGCGACGCCGTGCCGGATCCCCCGGTCCCGTAGTCGGACGACGCGGCCCATCCGGCGTAGTTCGTCCCAGCGATGGTATCGGACGTCGCGGCCGGGTCGCAGGCGGCGTTCGTCCGCCACGTCACGGCGGGGTCCGCGGCCTCGCAGGACGGATTGGTCAGCAGGTTGCGGCGGATCACGGCACCCGCGCTGCGGATGCTGAGGTACCCCGACCGGTACGAAGGGCGGGCCATCTCAGCCCACCAGCTCTGCGGCGTTGAGCCCTTCCACGGCGAGGCGCTCGCGGCGGACTCGCTCGAGCTCGAGCGCGACGTCGTGGGCGTCGGCCCCCATGTGTCCGATCTCGTAGTAGTGCGTCACGTCGCCTCCGCGCTTGATCTCGTTCCACTGGGCGCCGGTGAGCACCTGCTCGGGCTTGCCGGTCCGGTTCGCGACGAGGCTGATCCCCGGGGGGAGCGCCCCACCGTCATCGTAGAGGTTCGGGACGACGCCGCCGTTTGCGAGCGCCCAGTGGACGTGGTTGTAGTGCATCGCTGCCGTCTCGCCGGACGTGGACCCGCGGACCCCGCGGCGAAGGATCTGGTTGCTGCCTGCCGGGGTGTAGAGCAGCTCGGAGGAGTCCGGGTACGTCTTGGACAGCCAATCAAACAACGCCATGCTGGGTGGCACGATGTCGATGGCGCGGCCAAGGCCGTGGTAGGACACGGTACCCGCAGCCGACATCGTGCCAGAGGGGCGCAGGGCGTCGGAGACCCGGGCGTCAGGGAACGCCTCGGCGATGATCCCACTCATCGCCTTCCAGCCGATGCCCCCGCTAGCGGTGTGGTTCTCGCGAGTGCCGGAGATGAGCGCCTCGATGCCGTCGATGATCTTGTAGGCGAACCCGGCGCCGAGTCCGTACAGCCCCGGGGGGTTCGACCCGACGAGTGCCTCGACGACCTTGCGCAGCACGCGAGCGGGAGCCGCGGCGAGCTCGCGGACGGAGCCGACGGCGTTGCCGATCGCGTCGCCGATGCCCCCGACGAGGTTCTTCGCGCCGCCCAGGAGGTTGCCGATCCACCCGCCGCTGGCGAAGCCGCCGAGGTAGGCCTGCACGCCGCGGGTGCCGCCGCTGCGTGCCGCGGCGTTGACCCCGTCGACCCAGTCTCGGCCGAGCACGCGGCCGACCTCGGGGCGCAGCACCGGCTCACCGCCAGAGAGTTCGAGGATGCCCGCGGTCGGCGAGAAGAAGGTGTGCACGTCGCGGCCGGGGGTGTAGCCGGGCATCATGCCGCCGCGCGCGAAGGCGCGCACTTGCACCCCGGCGCCGCCGCCTCCGCCGCTCGTGCGGGGCTCGTTGTTCCACGAGGAGGGGAGCTGCACGTGGTCGACAGGGTCAATGCCGGGGAAGATGCTCACGAGCTTGTTGAAGTTGTCGATGATACCCCGGTTGATGACGGTGTTCACGACGAACTCGATGGGCTTCTTCGCAAGGTCCATGAGGCCAGACCAGATCCGACCGATGGCGTCGCGACCGGCCTGGAATGCCGGAGCGACCTTTTCCGCGATGAAGTTGCCGAGCGCCTGAAACACCGGCTTGATGTACTTTTCCCATATCGGGTTGATGTACTTGTAGTACAGGTCCGAGATGACCGGGGCGATGACGTGCACGATGAGCTGGTAGATGATGTCAGCTAGCTTGGAGAAGATGCCCCACAGTACCTCGACGGCTCCGCCGATGAGGTTGAACACAGGCGCGACGATGCTCTCGTAGAACCATGAGATCGTCGGGCCGATGATGGTGCGGAAGAACACCACGACCGGGTTGAGCACATCCATGATCTTGTCGCCGACCTCGCGGAATACACCACCGACGAGGCCGAGCACCTCGGAGACCCGGGAATAGAATCCCTCGAAGTACCCACCGAGCGTCTCGATGATGTTCACGACACCGTCGTGGAACCACTCGACATTGTCGAACGCCCACTTGAATGCGATCCCGAGGCCGACGACGGCCGCGACGATGGCTGCGATGGCAAGCCCGACGGGGCCAGCGGCGGCGACGGCTGCGCCGATACCGGCCAGGGCGCCTTCGGGGCCGAACAGCGCGGCGATGCCTGCGACGAGCCCGATGATCGACGAGGCTGCGGCCATGAGTCCCGCGAGGGTCTGGATGACGACGACGAACGCACCGAGACCGAGCGCGACCTTGGCGATGGTGTCAGGGTTCATGCCGGCGAGCCAGCCGACGAAGCCGATGAGGAAGTCGAGGAGCTTGTCGGCGTACGGCGCGAGGCCGATCGCGAGGTTGACGAGCACCTCGCCGAGCAGGCCGAGCAGCTTGCCAACCTTCGGTCCGGCGTCGCGGACGTAGTCCATGAACGTCTTGAACCCGTCGGAGTCGGACAGCGATGCCCCCCACTGGGCGAACGCGTCAGCGAGATCCACGACGACGTCGGCGATCTTCTGCGCGTACGGAGCGAAGGCGAGCAGGACGCCCGCGAACGCCTGCGACAGGGCGGCGACGATGTCGGCGACACTGCGCAGGATTCCCGGGCTGACCTCGGCCATCGTCTCGAAGAAGTCGTCCCACCAGGGCGAGGTGATCTCCCGGGCGAACAGCTCGGCGACTTCGCCGACGACCTGCGCCATTGTGCCGATGAACGTGATGAACCGGTCCCCGTACTTATCCATGATTGTCGAGATCGCGGACTGCAGGCCGGGTAGCAACCCCTCCTGAGCGGCGCCGCGTAGCGAGTCGAGGAAGGGCTTGAGACCGTAGAGGAACTCGGCGAATCGCTGCCCCGCGGGCGACAGGTTGTCCATCGCCTCCCGCAGGTTGGACACGGCGGTCGCCATCGACCCGGTCGCCGCAGCGCCCTCGTCGATCTTCGGCTTCATGTCCTCGAGGGCGTCCTTGTATCGCTGCTGCACGTCGAATAGCTTCCGAGCCTCGTCGATGCGTGCCTCGGAGACGTTGCGGCGCGCCTTGTCGAGATCCCGCTCGGAGTCGGCTACCCGCTCGTTCATGTCGTTCAGTCGACGCTTGGCGTCGATGACCTTCTCGGTCGAGTCGATTCCGCCGCGCTCGATGTCGGCGATCTGCTTGCGCAGGGACGTGTTCTCGCGACGCAGTCCGTCGAGCTCGGACTTAGCCTTGTCGGCGGCTAGCCGGGCGACCTCCTTCTCGTACGCGGTCGCCTGGGGGTCTGCCGCGAGCACAGCGTAGTGGGCCTCGGCCTGCTTCACGTCGAGCTCGGCGGCGCGCTCGTCGACCAGCCCCTTGGTGAGGTCGCCACGCATCCGCTCGAGCTCCTCAGCGGCTTCCTTGCGCGCCTGCGTGAGGTCAGCCTGAGCCCGCTGTGCGTCCTTCTGCGCGTCGGCGAGTCGTCGCTCGGCGTCCTCCTGGCGCTCAAGCGAGTCGCGGATGCGCTGCCCGGCGTCCTCGCGAGCCCGAGCGAGGTCCAGCTCGGCGTCGCGCAGGCGTCGGCGATCAGCCAGCGTCGGTGCCTGGCTGGCTCGTGACCCGCTGCCCGTGCCGAACTTCTTCTCGCTGTCAAGCGCGTTCATCGCCGACACGGCCCCGCCGATGCCGGACAGACCGGCCACCAGGGCGCCGATCCCGCCGAGCACGCCGACGATCGCGATGGCGATGCCCCCCATGCCTGCTGCGATCGCAGCGAGCACGGGGATGAGCAGCGGCCCCAGCGCGAGCGTGGTGAGCAGGGCGCCGTTGAACAGGCGGAAGGAGTTCGCGGCCTGGCCGATGTTCTGCGCCCACGCCTGGCGGATGAGCCCTCCGCCGGCGGAGTTGCGCTCGACCCTCTCGGCGAGGCGGGCGTTCGCCTGGCGGATGAGCCGGGCGCGCGTCGAGGCGTCGGACTGCTCGTCGTACGACTGCTTCACGGCGTGCTCGACGAGCTCGGCGGTGATCCGCTCGGTCGCCGCGGCCTTGATCGCGCTCGCGGCCTTGGAGCGCGCTGCCGCTTCGGCGTAGCGCGACTCCGCCTCGTAGCGCGCCTTCTGTGCGGCCATCGCGCGCGCGATGTCGGCGTCGGCGCGCGTGCGGACCGCCTCGTCCTCGGCGTCGCGCTGTTCGACCGCGGCAGCGCGCGCGAGCTGGCGCAAGGTGTCGGTGCGGTTGCGGTAGGACTGGACGACCTGAGCGTTGTGCCGGTCGAGCAGCAGTCTCTCGCCGCGCAGGGCGTCGTTCTCCTCGCGGATGGCCTGCTTCTCGGCGTCGGCGCGCTTGCGGGCCTGCACCGCCCGCCGCGCCGTGTAGTCGGCGTTCTCCCGGTAGGCGTCGCGGAGCATGTCGGACTCGGCCTTGCGGGCGGCTCGCTCGGCGGCGACGCGCTCGCGGGCTTCCGCCTTGGTCTCGCCGACGGCCTTGTGATGGAAGTCGACGAGATCGGAGAGTGCCTGCTTGAGCGCCCCGGCGTCGGTTCGGACGTCGAACTCGATATCGTCCTTCGCAAGGGCGTCGGCACGGGCCTTGAACGCGCGGATCTGCGCGAGCGCTGCGGCGGTGTTGATGTTGAGCTCGCCGGACTCGAAGCCCTCGAGGATGACCTTCGCTTCCTCACGGAGCTTCCACAGCTCGCGACGAGCCTTCGTCGCGTCGACCGCGACCTCGGCGGGCACCTTCTCGATGGCGAGCTTCATCGCTCGCGTGAACGCCCCGCCGGCCTTCGCTCCGGCCTTCGTGGCGGAACGGTCGGTCCGGTCGAGCTCCCGCTCGAGGCCGCGGCCGAACTCCCGCCCGGCTTCGCGCCCCTCGCTCGCCATCTGGCGCTGCACGTTGCGGAACGAGGGCCACACCTCGAGGACGACCGTCCCGGCGCTGAACGCCATGCTGACCTCCTGAGACGGGCGGGCGTGGGCTGCGGCGAGTCTACCGCTTGTCGATCGTTGACACGTCGCTCGTCGCATCCGGCGTGGGCCTCGCGCGAGCGGACTTCACCATCGCGGTGATCCGCTCGTGACCGGCCAGTCGACGGCGGTGCTCGGCGCGCTCGTACTCGGTCGACGGGCGGGCTACCGGCTTGAACTTCGGCGCCTTGCCGCCCGCGGCGGCGACCGTCGCCCCCGTGTTCACGGTGACCGCGTCCACGATGGTCGCCAGGAGCTCGTTCTGCAGCGACCACTCGCTGACCTGAGGGCCGGAGTCGGACTCGTCGCCGCCACGCTGCGCGAGCGCCTCGGCGACCATCTCGGCGTGCTCCTCATCCTGGGCCATCGCCTGACGTGTGAACGAGTCGCGCGGCATGTGGTCGATGAGGTTCAGCAGGCGCCGCCACTCGCGTCGGCGCCACAGGACCGCGAGATCGAGATGCGCCCGGAATTGCAGGTCTGCCTCGATCTCGCGGCCGTAGCGCGCGAGGTAGAACGTCAGGCGTCGGATTCCCCCGGCGACGCCAGTCCGAAGTAGGCGAGGTAGGCGTCCTGGAACGCCTCCATCTGGCGCTCCGTGATGCGCTCGGCGAGGAACGTCTTGCGGTCCTCGGGGGCGACGATGTTCTCGAACAGGAACTCCGGGTCGCCCTTGCGGAGCTGGGCGACGATCTGCCAGTCGATGTCCCGCAGGGACACCAGGGTCACCGTCGCCCCGGAGGGGAGTCGGACGGTCATCGGCTCGTCGGGGTCCGCCTCGATCGCGTTGAAGTCGAAGTCGACGCGCGCGGGCTTGCGGGGTGCTGCGGGCTTGCGGGGTGCGGTCATGGGTGCGGTCTCCTAGCGGTGGGTCAGGACGCCTCGACGGGCTTCGCGGGCTTCGGCCGCTGCGCCTCGACGGGCTTCGGGTCGGGGGCCACGAGGTACCCCTCGAACTCGAGCTTGACGGCCTCGGCCGCAGTCGTCGCGACGCGGTAGTCGCCGTCCTTCACGTACGTCACGGGCTTGCTCACGGTGCGGTCCTCTCCGGGGTGCGGGTAGTGCCTTGCTACGACGGCCGGGCGCCCCGCACCCGAGCTCAGCAGCCCGGCCGTCGTAGTCGTCACAGGGCGGTGAAGCCCATGTCCGCGAGCGCGTTGCGCCAGCCCATCCCGCCGAACACGTAGCGGACGGCGTAGCCCGCGGTCGAGTCGTAGAACGCGGTGAACGTGACGCCCCACGTGATCGGGTCGTCGCCCTTCGCCCAGCTCTGCGCGGCCTTGCCCGTGACCTTGAGCTTGGGGTAGATGCGGCCGATGAAGAACTGGTCGTCGCCCTCGCCGTCGACCGCGAGCGCGAAGCCGCGGTAGTGGCGGGCCGAGGGACGCTCGGGCTTCGCGACGCTCAGCGTACCGGTGTTCGAGTTCCGCGAGCCCGCGGAGAGCTGCGCGCCCGTGATGAGGCCGATCGTCAGGAGCTTCGTCTCCTGAGCGGTCACCGTGAGGGAGTCGACGTCGGAGGTGACGTCGGACCGCGTCGGCGTGACCGACTGGAACGAGGTCACGTTCGACTCGCTGACCTCGTTCTCGTGGGCCATGCCGTCGTCGGTGAGGTAGCCGAAGTCCTCGTATCCGACAGGGGCCTCGACGAGCTCGAGCTTGGCCGGGACCGCGGGCGGCCCCTCCACTGCGGCGGTGTACGCGAACGGCTCGGACGGCCAGACCTCGGCAGTCATGTCCGCGAGGAACAGCGAGCCTCCGCCGGCCTTGCGGATGAGCTGGTTCTGCAGGTTCTTGAGGGCGTCGTACGTGGTGTTCGCCATCCTGGGCTCCCGTAGTAGATCAGCGCCTCAGCCCCAGGCTGTAGGTCGCTCCGGCGTGCGCGATGTTCGAGTTATCCCAGGGCAGCAGCCTCGGGGAGACGTCCGTCCTGACGGAGTCGATGATAGCGCCTCCGGGCGTCAGGCGCGTGCGCGGCACGAGCGCCGCGTCGATGGTGCTCAGCGCGGCCAGCGCGGCGTCGCGCGACGCTGCGAACACCTCGACGTCGACCTTCGGGAAGTCGGTCACCTCGTTGCGCGTCCCGGCGAACTTCACGACGCGCACGAAGGGCAGCATGGAGTCGAGGTTCGCCGGGGTGGCGCTGCCGAACTTGGTCGTCGCCACCCTGGCAGCCGCCCAGGTGGCGAGCTCCTTCTCGATGTCGGGGTAGCCGCTCATGCCGGGGCTCCGGGGTTGTCGTAGGGCGCGCCGGCGCGACCGAGGATGCGTCGGCCCTCCTTCGGTCGCGGACCGGCGTCGGACCCCTCGGGGACGTCGAACTCGACGACGACGGCGTGCGACGTGCCAGGGCCGATCTCCCCTACCCAGTGCTCGTACCCGCCGTGGGCCGTCACCGCGGCGGCGGCGCGCGGGTTGCCGCCGATGACCTTGGGCTCGGTCATCTCGGCCTTGATCGACTCCTCGTAGGCGCCCGTCTTGGTGCTCGAGGTGAGCTCGGCGGCTGCCAGTGCTCGAGCGTCCCGCGCGATGGCCTCCGCCGCGGCGAGCGTCGGCTTGGCGATCTGCTCGCTGACGAGCAGCTCGGCCATCGACCCGTTTGTCGACGGCGGCAGCCCGTAGCGGGCGCGGGCGCGGTCGTGCTGGGCGCGCGTGTTGGCGGGGATGTACCGCGTCCGGAACGTCATCCCTCAGCCCCCGAGACGTTGACCTGGGTGCCGAGCTCCTCGCCCTGCAACGAGACGAGCAGGCCGGGCTTGCCGACGACCTTGCGCCAGATGCCGGGCTGTCGCGCCCACTCGACCTCGTCGCTGGAGGCGACTGCGACGTTACCGGGAATCAGGATGGTGTACCCGTCGAGCACGGTCGCCGAGCGTCCGCTGTCCTCGCTCGAGGCGCCGCGGGGGTACACCGCGCAACCGTCGAACTTCCGCGGGGTGCCTGCGGTCCCAGGGTTGCCGAAGCCGTCCCGGACGGCCTCGGTCCGGATGGTGACCTTTTCCATGCCGCGTGGACGCATCACGTCCTCCGCGGGGCGAACGCCCACGCCCACTGTGGATCGGCGTACAGCAGGAGGTCGGACCCGGGACGAACGTCGTTCAGCGTGATCGGGGCGACCTTCTGACCGCTGCCGATCTGCAGCGACCACAGCCCGCCCGTCGCACCATCCGTCCGGTATCCGCTGAGGCGTGCCCGCTCGCCGTCGGTCAGGTCGAGGCCGTAGACGCCGGACTCGGAGAACGTGTCGGAGATCGGGCCAGAGGTGATCCGGGTCCGGTTACGCGGGTCGAGGTAGGCGCGCTGAGCCACCCACAGGGTGATGTCCTGCGCGGTCCGTGGGGCGAGCACGTACCCTTCGTCAGCAGGGTCCGTGTCGCTGTCGGCGGGTAGGACCCACAGCGGCTGACGGGCCTCGTCTCGGACGGCCTGCGACGCCTGAGCGAGCATGAGCGTCGCGTACGCGTCGTCATCCTCGAGCGTCATGCGCAGCGCGACGGCGAGGTCGGCGACAGTCGCGAGGATCGGGGTGACGGCCATGCGGGCATCGTAGCGCACGACGAGGCCCCGCCCCAGGGTGTGGGGACGGGGCCTCGTCGATGTCTCGTCAGTCGGTGACGAACGAGCCGTACGCGATGCGCACGTTCTTGCCCGTGAGCTGCAGCTCGCCGTCGACCACGACCGGGTCACCGGCCTGCGAACCGTCGTTCGCGGTGGCGGCGGTCTGAGCCGTGTGCCGCGAGTACTGGTCCTTCACCTCGCTGATGCCGGTGAACGTCGAGACCACCGAGCGGTCGGAGAGGTAGGACAGGTCGTACTGCCGCACGACGCGCAGCTCCCAGCCCTGGTACGTGCGGCGACCGCCCCACGTGACGCCCTGGGGGACGTTCGGCGCGACGTTTGCCAGGACGGCCCACGACGGGTGCAGGACGATGAAGTCGTTGTCGTCGATCACGCTGGTGCCGTCGACGACCTCCATGTTCGACAGGAGGCCGAACACGCCGCGGCGGAACGCCGTCTGCGCCTGCGAGATGTCGTACTTCGTGAGGGCGGACGAGCCCACGATGTACGAGAACGCGTTAGCGCCGGCCAGGAGGTAGCGACCCGTGTCGGGCATGCCCGCAGCGTCGCACGCGGCCTTCACCGCGAGCGCCTGCTTGAGCAGGTTCTCGCCCTTCGGGTCGGCCGTGCCCGCGTTCGCCGCGACGGAGTCGCCGGGGCCGATCTCGAGCGTGGTGACCGCCGGGTCGGCGTTCTTCATCGCCGTGATCGTCTTGCCGTCGAGTCGAGTCGCGACGGCGTCGACCTGCGGGAACAGGATCTCGCGACCGTAGGACGCCAGGTCGAGCTTCTCCTCCTCGTCCGTGAACCGGACGCCGGAGTAGACGTGGGTGTCGAGCTTGATCTGCCCCTTGGCGCGGCTGATCTCGTCGAAGATGATCGGGTCGACTCGGTCGCGCCACGTGTAGTCGCGGGCGATCGTCAGCCCGGGCAGCGACCAGTCGAGACGGTCGTTCAGGGCGCCGACGAACCGCTCACCGTTGATCCGGGTGATGAGGTTCGAGAAGTTCGCCTTCTGGTGCAGGCGGGCGACGGCCAGCGCGACGCGCCCCGGGGTCTTGTAGTACGTGTTCGGCATGTCCCGCCTCCGGGTCTGCGACGGCCTCCTGTAGGCCGACTACGCCAGAGAGTAGCAGGCCGGAGCCCGACAGGCGACGCGCGCCGCCCGTCGGGACGGACTTCACAGAGGCGGCAGGGAGACCTTGGACGGGTCGGCCTCGACGATGGAGCCCCCGGACAGGGACTCGCTACCGATGCGGTAGGCCGCAGGCGGGGCGTTGAATCGCAGGTCGCCGACATTGACGCCGTCGTCGTCGTGGCTGCCGCTGTCGTCGTCGATCAGGCCGAGGTCGGCGCGCAGCGCGTCCGCGTCCTCGAGCAGCTCCTCGTAGGTCGCGCCGACGAGCCGCTTCGCCTGCGTCGCGCTGAGCTCCTTCTCGAGGGCGACGCGGTAGCGGTCACGCTCGAGCCTCACGGAGTCGTAGTCCTTCGTCTGCTCGACGCGGGTCCCGGAGGCGCGCAGATCCTTCTTGAGCTGCAGGATCTCGGCATCCTTGTCGCTGTCACTCGCGCCAGCCGTGTCAGCCTTGTCCTTGAGCGAGTCCCGCTCGTCGGTGAGCGTGGCGATCGTCGTGCGGTTCTCGGCGAGCGTGGCCCGGTTCTTCTCCTGGTCCTTGAGCAGATCCCAGGTGAGCTTCTTGATCTTGACGGGGTCGAGCTCGACGCCCTCCTTCTCCCAGGGGGCCGTCCAGTCCTCGATCTTCTCCGGCAGCTTCGGCACGGTTCTCCCCTTCGGGGCTCGGTGTCAGGGGCTTCGTCCTGACGCTGGGGTCACCGTAGCACGGCGAAGCCGCCCGGGCTGGTGACCAAGCATCCCGGGCGGCTTCGCGGACCAGCAGGGCGCTCAGCCCAGGTGGACCACCACGCGGACGTCGGAGCCCGCGGTGCTCGAGCCGACGTCCGTGATCTCAGCCGTCACGTACTGGCCCGGCTTGACCGTGATGGCGTCGAGGTCCGTCTTGGTGGGGACCGCAGTGCCCGTGTTCTGGCTCGCGGCGATGGCGGCGCGGTCACCGCTCGCAGCGAACACGGTCGTGCCGTTGATCTTGACGTCCACCTTGAGCGCGGAGCCCGCGGGCGCCGTGCCGGCAGACAGCGCGATCTTGCGGATGCGCAGGGGCACGTCGTAGGAGTTGTACTGCCGCTCGGGCAGAGCCGCCGCGCTGGCCGCGCCGGACTTCGAGAAGATGAACGGCGCGACACTCTGGTTACGCGCCGACGAGCTCTGGCGACCGGCCACGGTGACCTCCGGGGACGAAAGGCTGCTGTCGAGCACAGAGCATAGCGCCTACGCGGCGGCGCGGGCCTGCCATGCGCGTCGGAACACGTTCATGGGGTCGCGGGCGTACCCGTCAGGCACCCCTCCGGAGCGTGCCTCGATCGAGGTCTGCTCCCACAGCGACCTGGCGGCGAGGTTCACCTCGGGCAGCTCACCGTCGCGCTCGACGACGCCGAGGCTGCAGTGGCAGTGGTCGTGGACCTTGGCGTCCCCGTCTCCCAGGAAGCGGGGGTCGGACTCGGCGAAGGAGTCCCGGCCGTAGACCGCGCCGCGCGACGCGAGCGCCGCGCAGAAGTAGCAGCAGTCGACCCGCGCGATCCGGTACCAGCCGAGGTCGGTACGCGCCTGCATCGTGGTCACGATCAGCGAGCGCCCGCCGGCGAGCGCGTGGCGTTCGGCGGCGCCCTGCATCGCCGTGCTCGCCAGCTCGAGTGCCTTCGGCACGGCGACGCCCTTGTCGACCCTGTCGAGCAGTCCGGACCACCCGGTGACGCGCAGCGACGTCACGATCGCCTCGGGGATCGGTTCCTCGCCGCGCTGCGAGGTGATCCCGTTGTCGCCGAGGAACACCGCGGCTCGCGCGGCCGACTGTCGCCGGGCCTCGAGGATGAGCGGCATGACGGAGGAGACGAACGACTCGAACGCGCCGAAGCTCAGCGAGGTCGGGGTGAGCGTGGCGCCATAGGCACGTGTCAGGGTCGAGACCAGAGCCGCGGCGAGCCGTCCCTGGCTCACCCTGTGCGTCTCAGCGAGCTGCTGGCGCGTTGCCACCTTCCGCCTCCTTCGCCCTGGCGACCTTGACCTGGGCCTCGATCTGCCGCGCGCTGTCCTCCTCGGCTCGCAGCCGATCCTTGGCATCCTGCTGCGCGGCGAGATCCTTCATCATCTGTGTGTCCGCCTGCGTCCAGTCGGAGATGCGCGTCACGAGCAGCTCGAGCGGCACCCCGGCGGCGACGAGCGTGCCGATCGCCTGGGCGAGCGACTGGAACGCCTCGCTGCGAGTCTGGCGCCAGTGGACGCGCGACTCGAAATCATTGGCGATCTCGTCGTCGCCCATTGCCTGACCGCCGAGACGGACGCTGTTCTCGTGGCTCTCGCCCCAGCCGAGCTTGCGGATGTCCGCCTTGCGCATGTGGGTTGCCTCGGCCGCGGCGAGCCCGTCGGCGCCGAGGTTGTCCGAGGCGCCGAGCAGGTGGTGCGAGGGCGTCTGCGACAGTGCGGCCAGGTCGCGTAGGTCGGTGTCGTGCGCGGACAGATGTCCCTGCAGCGGGGTCGCGGGGATGTGCCCGAACTTCGTGTCGGCGTCCTCGGACACCAGGAAGCTACCGACGCCGAGCGCGATGCGCGCCGCAGCCTGGTCCGCCTCCGACGTCGGCTTCTTCATGCCTGCGATCGTGCGGACCACCCACGCTCCGAAGCGCTGGACGACGAGCCGGTCCTGAGTGTCCTGGTCGATGCGGGCCAGGGTCGTGATGATCGGGGCGATCTCCCCGGTGACGCGACCCTCGAGGTCGATCTCGTTGACGTAGCGCACGACGGGTGTCAGGCCCATGTCGTGCCGGCGCCCGCCGTTGCCGTCGACCGTGCGGATGTCACTGCCGTCGTCGGCTGCCGTGAAGTAGTAGCACGCGTAGTCGTTGACGAGCTGCATCCGCCAGCGACGGGCGCCCTCTGCCTTGTCGAAATACGGCTCACCCTCGAGGAAGAACTCGGGGTACTCGTCGTGCGCGGGGTCGGCGTAGAACCCGACGCCGCGCAGACCGCTGTAGCCCATGAACACCGCCGTCGGCTCACCGTCGAGCCGCCCGGTCGCGGGCAGCACGAGGTTGAACGACTGGCCGTAGGTCGCCGCGGCCGTCACGAGCGGCACCTGCCTGGCGTCCATGCCGTTGCGCTGCCACAGCCGCGAGGCCGGTGCGGACTGCTTCGTGTCGCGCAGCCGGATGTCCTCGACGAGGGCGTTCTGCACGAGCGTGGACACCACTAGACGCCCATACCCGCCGATCGCAGTGTCGCGCAGCCGGCGGAACTCGTCGGTCGCCTCCTCTGGCATGACAGGCTTCTGCTCGTCGTCCAGCTCGTTGCGCTGCCAGCGGTCGATCTCGAGCATCGCCTCGCGGTTGGCATGCCAGACGGCGAAGAACTCCGACAGCGTCGCCTTGGCGCCCTGACGGTCCGCGAGGGACAGGTCAGAGCGCGGCGATGGGCGCGAGACCAGCACCTTCGAGCGGCGGATCTTGGCGGGCATCGGGGGCTCCTCGATCGACTGACGGTCATCCTAGCGGGTTCACCACCACACCACGGCGGGCTCCGACTTCTTCCCCTTGCCCGCCTTCTCGGTGGTGTGGTTGAGCACGACGCGACGCAGCATCCGAGCGCCGACGGCGCACACGCACAAGTCGATCTTGTCCCTCGAGCCGCGTGACGCCTTCGAGATCGACCACCCGGCCTTCGTCCACAGGTTGCGGGCGTTGAGCATGTGCCGCACGAGCGAAGGGTGCCCGTCGTGCACGACGGCGTGCGACCCCATGTCGTCGGCGAATTGCGCGACGGCGTGCACGAAGTCGATCTGCCGCTGCGGGCTAGTCATGTCCCAGGAGACGCTCGAGCGCCGGTCGCCGGTCTGCGTCGCCCACACCACCAGGCGCTCGCCGTACTTCTGGTGCCAGCCGTCGACGAGGGTGTCCCAGTACCCGGCGCCCGTCTCGTCCTCCTTCGTGTGCGATGGGTCGAACCAGAACCCGACGACGTTGAACCGGGCGAACGCCTCGTCCACGCGAGCGTTGATGTCCTCGCGCGGTGCGAGCCACGCCTTCTTCTTCGACCCCGCCGGACGCTGCCAGACGCCGATCGTGAAGAGGTAGCCGTCGGACAGACGGCATCCGACGATCCCGGTCGCATCGTTCGACTTCGAGCCGTCGCCGAACATCACGACCTCGTCGTCCGGCTTCACTACCGACCAGCCTGCGCGGATCGGGTCGAGCAGGGCGGTCGACGTGCGCCATGCGCGGGCATCCGGGTGCGCCGCGGCGTTCACGTCCTCAGCCTGCAGGTACGTGTCCTCGGCGGTCTCGCTCGAGTTGAAGTAGAACCGCAGCGCCTCCTCGGCCGGGATCTCGCCGGTCAAGATCTCGTCGGCCAGGCGCTCCGGCGACAGCCAGTGGGCATCGCCGCGGACTGCCGTGATGACGCGGATGAGCCACCAGCGCGCCGTGTCGAACGTCGGGTCGACGGGCGTGCCGTCCTCGTTGTACTCGGTGATCGCCCACAGCGTGCCGTCGGCGTCCTCCTCGACGCGCGTGAACTTCGGGACCAGCGGGGTGCCCTTCGGCGCCTCGAGGGTGTCGTACATGACCGGCGAGTGCCCGCGCAGCTCCATCGCTTCCTCGTACTTCGTACGCTGCATCTCCGCCACGGACCCCTCGCCAAGCCGGTAGGCGTTCGTGATCGAGATGCCGCGCGCGAAGCCGCCGGGATTCTTCGCGATGTTGCGCCGGATCACGCCGTGCAGCTCGTCGCCCTCGAGGATCGGGCGCCAGTGGTGCGTCTCGTTACGCACCACCCAGGTGGGGCGGTTGCCTTCCATCGCGCGCCACGACGACGACGGGAACTCGAGGCGCCGCGCATCGGCGGTGTACGTGACCGTCTTGCCGACGTCGAGGCCGTAGCGGGCGCGGCAGTCGGCGTTGAAGATCGACTGCGCGAGCTGCGAGGTGTTCTTCGTCTGGTCCGCGGTCGTCGCGACGACCTGCACCCAGCCGTTGACCTCCTCCTTCGCGATCGGGTCGCCGACCTCGATCTCGTAGCCGCGGCGAGCCCAGTACGCGACGTCATCGGCGTCGGCAAAGTGGGAGAACCGACATGGGCCGACGAGCTCGACGGCCGACAGGATCGCCGCGACAGGATCCTTGCCCCAGCCCTTGAGCCGCTGCACGACGATGTCCGTGAACAGCCAGTACCCGGCATCGTCGATCGCGTAGATCCACAGGATGAGGCGGATCTGCTCGTCGGTCAGGACGACGGGCTCGCCGTTGAGCTGCAAGTTCTCGGCGACCCATGCGATGACCCACCAGCCGAGCGTGAGGTCGGGCAGCCGCCATCGCCCGGAGGCGTCCCTCTCCCACACCGGGCCGAGGTGGTACGGGACGATCGGCTCGAGGCGCTCGCGGGTCGGCGCGAGCACGGCTCAGTCCTGACGACGGACGAGCCGCCCGTCCCGCGTCTCGGTGAGCCCCGACGTGAGCACGGTGTGGGCGAGCATCCGCTCGAGCTCGGCGTGCGCCGGGTGTCCCTCGCAGTGCGCCGTCCGCACGATGCGGTCCGTCTCGTGCAGGGTGCGCGGCAGGTTCCACGACTGGCCGACGTAGACCATGCTGCGGCGCTCGACGCCGTTCTGGAACGCGTAGCTGCGCGCGTCGTCGATGTGCCTGGCGAGGACGTAGATCATCGGCCTGCCGCCAGGCGGGCACGGGCGTCCGCGATGGCGGTGACACCGGCGGGGAGCTCCTTCTCGAGGGAGCCGCGCTGCAGCTCGATGCGCAGGCGACGACGGGCGCCCTCAGTGGCGCCGAGCTCGCCGAGCACCTTGGTGATCGCGGCCATCTCGGCGCCGGTCATCGGCTTGCGCGCGAAGGTCGGCTCCTGCACGCCGCGACCCGTGTCGCGCATCCCGACGTACTGCTCGCGATAGAGCTGGCTGATCTGGTCGCAGACCATGTACAGCGTCGCCCAGTCGGACTGCTGCCAGAACACGCGCTGCCCGGACTCGGCCATCGACTGGAACATCTCGAACGCGACGGGGCTCCAAGACTCGTCGGGGTCGAGGGGCTCCACCGGAAGCATCGGTGCTTCGGTGATCTCCTCGCCGGGCGCCGGAAGGTTCCTGCGCCGTCGCGTCTCGCTCCGCTTCGGGATCTCGCCTCGTGTCGCAACCATGATCGACCTCCTTCGGGGGTCTCGTGGTGCCGCTTCGTACACCTGGCCGGGAGCGTACCACCGCTGGCCGCGCGGCCGGGAATCGGTATGACACGAGCGGACATGCGTTGACACGAGCGGACAAAACGTGTCAGCGTCGTGGCCCCCGAGCCAAGGAGGAAACCCCATGCCCCAGCCCGACTACTGCACCCCGCGCGAGGTCGCAGCGCGGCTACGCGTGAACGAGCGCACGGTCCGACGGTGGATCGCCGAGAACAAGCTCCCCGCAGTGCGCCTGGCCGGCAGGCTGCTGCGCGTGCGGCGCGCCGACGTGGACGCACTGCTGCAGGACGTCCGATGACGGGGTACGCCAAGTACGCCCCGCACTACCTCGCCGCCGGGTTCTCCCCGCTGCCGCTGCCGCACGGGCGCAAGGTGCCCCCGCCGGACGGCTTCACGGGCTACGCCGGGCCGATGGCGACGCAGGCCGACGTCGCGGCCTGGGCTGCGCAGGCGCCGGAAGCCAACATCGCCCTGCGACTGCCGCCCACCGTCGTCGGGATCGACTGGGACGCCTACAAGCCCGACGGTGTCGCGACGATGGACGAGCTCAACGCGCGGCTCGGCGACCTGCCGATGCTCAGCACGTGGCGCTCAAGCTCGCGCAACGACGGCTCAGGGATCTTCTTCTTCCGCCTGCCCGAGGGCCTGCCGCGCATCGGCGACGTCGGCAAGGGCATCGAGACCATCCGGTTCGGGCACCGCTACGCCGTCGTCGCGCCGTCGCTGCACCCGCAGGGCGGGTCGTATCGGTGGTACTCGCCCGACGGTGGACACCGGGCGCCACGGGTCGACGACCTGCCGATGCTGCCGCAGGCGTGGATCGAGCACCTCGTCGAGCGTGGCGAGCGCAAGATGGACGCCCGCGCGGCGATGGAGAACGCCCCGACGGTCACCTGGGACGCGCTGGACGAGGCCGAGCGGCGGCGTGTCGAGGCGTTCGTGACCGCGTCGCTCGAGGGCATCCGCAGCGACCTCGAGGAGTCCGCGGCGTGGGCCGTCGGGCAGACCGACTCGCGTGGGCGCGGGTGGGAGAAGCTGCAGGCGGACAAGGCGATCCGGCTGGCGTCGCTCGCGCTCGCGGACTGGAACGACTACGGCCTGGCGCAGGCGCAGGCCGACTTCGAGGCGTGGGCGCCGACCGGCGCCGGGTGGACGGCGTACGACGTCTCGGCGAAGTTCGTGGCGCAGTCGCGTCGCGCGACACCCGCCCCGTTCCCTCCGGACGCCCCCTCGAGCCCGGGAGCGGCCCTCATGGCGGCTTACGAGCCCACCCCGGGGGGATCACCCCAGTCAGCCGTCCCGAGCTCTCAGGCGCTCGTGAGCGGCTTCCTCGAGACGGTCGACGTGACGAACGACGCCCAGGCCGTCGAGTGGCTGCGCGAGAACCTCGGCCGCGGCGCACTGTCGGGAATCTTCCTACGAGGCAGCGACCTGGTATTCACCCCCCGCATCGGACAGGAGGGCTACATCGAGCCGCGGGCCGGCCAGGCGAGCGACTCGGCGTCGATCACGGTGCTCGACGCGGCGTCGCTCGCGGCGCGCGTCCAGTCTCGCTACCGGGTGGTGGCGATCAAGAACAAGGCGACCATCCCCGCGCTGTTCCCGATGGCGTCGACCCTGCAGGCAGTGAAGGCGCCGGACGACATGGACGGGCTGCGCCAGCTTCGCGGGGTGGTGCACTCCCCGACGTTCCGCTCCGACGGCTCGCTGATCTCCCGGCCGGGGTACGACGCGACGTCCGAGGTGCTGTTCCTGCCGACGGGCGGGCAGCCGCGCGGCGCGATCCCGGCCCGCCCGTCGGCGCAGGACGTCGCGACGGCGCGCCAGTGGATCGACTTCATGCTGCAGGACTTCCGCTTCGTGTCCGACGACGACCGGGCGAACTACATCGGGCTGCTCCTGACGCCGCTGCTGCGCAACATCGTCCCGCCGCCCTACAAGCTCGGCGTGATCGAGGCGCACCAGCCGGGGTCGGGCAAGTCGTTCCTGGCGCACACGCTGATGACGACGCACTCGGGGGTCTGGCACGCCGAGATGCCCTCCGAGGAGCCGGAGGTCAACAAGACGATCAGCTCGATCCTCGACGTCACCACCGGGGCCGTCGTCGTGTTCGACAACGTCTCGGGCGTCGTGCGCTCGAGCACCCTGACCGGCGTGCTGTCATCGGACACCTACCAGGGCAGGCGGCTGGGCACCTCCAAGCAGGTCGAGGCGCCGAACGACCGCCTGTGGGTCATGACCGGGAACAACGCCGTGCTCGCCGGAGACCTGGCGCGGCGCTCACTGCGCGTGATGATCGACCCGGGCGTGCCGAACCCCGAGACGCGTACGGGGTTCGCGATCTCCGACTTCAAGTCCTGGGTTCGCGAGCATCGTGGTGACCTGCTGTGGTCATTGATCGTGCTCGTGCAGGCGTGGGTCCAGCAGGGGTCGCCGGTCCCCGACCGGGTGCGCGGCGACGACTACGGGCGCTGGTCCGCAGTCGTCGGGTCGATCCTCGCGACGTCCGGCATTCCGGGCCGGTTCGACGATCCGCTGCGATCGCACTCGGTCGACCCGGAGGTGGAGGAGTGGTCCGGGTTCCTGCGTGCTGCATACGACGTGTTCGAGTCGCGACCGTGGACAGCGAAGCAGCTCCTCGCTCAGGTCGCCCCGCCGAGCGAGCTGCTCCCGGTCGGTGCGCCGCGTCCGCCGATCCCGTTCGACGCGCTGCCTGACTCGCTGGTCGACGGCAAGCTCGTCACGGCGACGACGACGCTGTCACGGCGGCTGGGGAAGTTCCTGCAATTCCGCCAGGGCCGCTGGTTCGGCACCGACGACGGCGCGCTGTCAGTCGTCCGCCAGCCAGGAGGTAGCGACTCCCACGGGGTTCGCTGGGTTCTGCGGCGTCACGGGGTCGATGCGGAGTAGGCGGAGTTCGCGGAGTGTTTCCCGCTCCTCCGCTCAGAACGTACTTGACATAACTATCAACTCTCGTCACACGAGAGTAGGAACTACTCCGCCTACTCCGCATAAAAGAGTAAAAGTACTGGTCAGAGAGTTGTAGTAGATGCGGAGTAGATCTGAACGCGACGTCTGCAAAGTGGGATGCAGACGTCGCGTTCACGTATGCAGACGACGTGTTCACCCTTCCCGGGCGTTTCGCACGCACCGTGTGCTAGGCGGCGACGGCCCTCGGGGTTCGCATCGAGGGGGGTCAGAGCGTACGGCGCGTGCATGGTTACCAGGCGGTAAGGACGTACCGGTCCGAGGAAGCA